CTGAACACCCATAATAACTCTGTAGCCAACCTTCTACGTGGTGTTGGTGAAAGAGTCCTCTACACTGACCGCAAATTAACAACTTGTGCTCAACCATTAGGCGGAGTGTTTGAGGGGAGACTCGCATCGTACAAACGTAGAATAGTGCGTTCTGTGGGACGGCAATCCCCTGTGACTCGCGACCAGTTCGTTGAGTTCTACAAGGGACCTCGACGCGCCACTTATGAACGCGCTGTTGCCAGCTTGGTGTTAAAACCAATCTGCTCGCGCGATGCTCGTCTTAAAACGTTCGTAAAAGCTGAAAAGATTAATTTCACCTTGAAGGAGGACCCAGCGCCCCGGGTGATACAACCCCGGGAACCCAGGTTCAATGTTGAGGTTGGGAGATATTTACGGCCCATTGAGCACAAAGTCTATGATGCAATAGACGACTTATTCGGATCGCCCACCATTATGAGCAAATACAATTCGGTGCAGACGGCTAACATAATACATGACAAATTCAGTTCCATCTTCGGCTGTGCCGTCGTTGGACTTGATGCTAGTAGATTTGACCAACACGTATCCGAGCAGGCTTTAAAATTTGAACATTCCGTATATGATGGTATATTTAACTCTGGAGAGCTTCGTTGGCTACTCAAACACCAGTTACACAACTACGGGTTCGCCAAAGGGAATGACGGATGGTTCAAATACCAGAAGAAAGGTTCTCGTATGTCTGGGGACATGAACACGTCCTTAGGCAATAAGCTGCTCATGTGCTTGATGTGTAAATCCTACCTAGATGGTCTGAATGTGCCTTATAAATTTGTTAATAACGGTGATGATTGCCTCGTGTTCTTGGCTAGGAAACACCTACCTAAATTAAACACACTTGATCAATATTTCAAAGATTTTGGGTTTAAAATGAAATGTGAATTACCAGTCTTTGAAGTAGAGCAAATTGAATTCTGTCAATGCAAACCTGTTTTGTGCAATGGCATATGGCGAATGACTCGTAACATTCGTACTGCCTTAGCAAAAGACTGTACATCAGTCAACCTCGGACATAATATAGAGTTATTCAGAAGATGGTTGCATGATGTTTCAGCCTGTGGAGCAGCATTTAGTGCTGACCTCCCAGTTTTAGGATCCTTCTACCGCATGCTGGGCCGATTTGGCGTAGCAGGTGAATACGAGGGTCATAAGAGTGAGTTTGCGGCGTACAGATCAATGAGCAGAGGGGTGCATATACCCTACACCACACCTGATGCTCAAGGTAGGTACAGTTTCTGGTTAAGCACTGGCATACATCCAGAACAGCAAGAGATAATTGAACAATACTTCGACACAGCTGTCTGGGGCGGCGATAAGCGCCAAATTATCACAAACATAGACTATATTATCACACATGGCCGGAACTAAACGAACGCAGCGCACTGTAAGGGAGACAGTGGATAAACACTCTCAGAGATCACCTCGCGTGAACCTGCGTGCACGACTTAACGAAAACGTCAGTCATATTTCTGGCAATGAGTACAACACTGGTGCAATTGTACCTAGCGGGTCTAGCCTGGGTTACGGGTCAGTTTCGCTTGCGCCTGGCAACCTTGCCGGACGCGCCAACGCCGCCATCAACGGAGTTGGTAGGTATTTCCAGAAAGGACTATATTTACCTGGCACTTTTGTTAGGTATATTCCTTCTGTTGGTCTTAACACCCCTGGTAATATTATTATCGCTTGGTTGGATAACCCTGACATGATCAGGGCTTGGAACCTGTTATCGGCTGGAGCTCATCTGAATTTCATTCGTGATGTCTCCAATGCCAAGACCGGCCCTGTGTGGCAAGAACTCACTGTTCCTCTCACACAGCCACCTCGCAGGAAAACTTTTATGGTGGACCCACAACTCAATTTCCAGTCTAACACTGAAGTTGACTTAAGCTGTCAAGGCTTGTTCATCTTTTGCATCTTTGGGACTGACATCAGTCTCGCTGATGACAAGAC